TCAGGATGGGCGGCTGGCTCTCATACTTGCCGTTCTGCAAGTGCTTGGACAGGGGCTGGACGTCAACCGTCATCTTGGCGGGGTCGAACGCCGTGACCGACACGACTGCCGCCACGCAGATGGATTCAGCCAGCCGCCGGTCGTGGATTTGCTGGTAGTTATAGGGCTTTACATTCGGCATCGGCTCACCTCCTAATACGGCCTCAGCTCCATCGAGGTCTCCCAGTCGCTGGTCCTGCCGCCGCTGTGCTTGCCTTCCACGACAATAAAGCGGCCATTCAGGTCAGCCGACTGGATTTTGATGACCTCTGCGGTAGCCACCCGGTAATTGAGCAGACAGGAACGGGAGATGGTGTCCTCATCCCGGTCCTCGCCTGTGGTCTGAGAGTTCAGGTCGGTCTCCACGAGAATCTGCACTTTCTCCTCATCGGCCCGGAGCAGCCCGTTGGCCGGTGTGAGCGTCAGGCCGTTGTCGATGCCATCATCGGCCTTGGTAATGTAGATTTGCCCGGTAGTCCGTATGATAAAGCGGCTCTTGCACTCGTTCACTACGATCTCCGTCAGCACCTGCTTCAGATTGCCCCGGCAGACCCGCCCGCGCGGGTAACTCACGTCGGTAGTCAGCTCACATTTCGAGACCTCAACGCCGAAGATGTTCAGCAGGTCTTTCACGATGGCTGACGCCTTGGAGTTCTGCACGTAGGTCTTGTTGATGAGCTTGCCGAGAATCTCGTCAGCACAGGGCTGGACGGTCAGCGTGGAGGTCCAGTCTACATTGGACTGCTTGTGCTTCAATCCGACTACTTTTCCAATCAAAATGCAGCCAACATCACCCTCGTACCCGGCGTTCAGGATAACCGGGTCATTTTTCTTGATGTTGGCGCGGGTATTCGCGGAGAGGTTCGTCACCGTCACCGTCGCCACCGGCGGCTCATCACTGTCATCAAACGGAATGCTGAACTTGAAGTCCAGCTCACCGAGCGTGTACTTCTTGTTTCCGATGACCAGCGTGGCCTCCCGAATCCAGAACGCCATCTCAATCCACCTTCCTCTCGTAGAGGTAGAGCTTGACTTCCTTGCCGAAGTTCTCAGGCGTCACCTCGGAAATCTCCTCGCCGGTGATGCAGACGGGGATGATGACCGGCAGCGGGAACCGCTCGTCTTCCACGACGTTGAACAGCGCCCTGCCATACCGGATGATTTCTCCGAACACAAGCACGTCACCGTTGAGGTCGAGAAGGTCTACGGTGAAGAACTTCCCGACCTCGTTGTACTTGATGGTGAACGTGTAGGTCTTGTCCGTCAGCTTGATGGAGAAAGAGTACGGCACCTTCGACACGTCAATGTCGATGTACTCAACGTCTTCGTTCAGGTCAATCAGTTGCAGCGCCATACTCTATCACCTCCTGTCAAACTGCCAGACCGTCGTAGCCGCCCGTGCTCCGCGTCAGCGGGGCAGAGCTGCTCGGCGTATCGTATGCCTCCCTGTAACGCTCTGCGCTGGCAGAGCTGACCGATTGCAGGGAGGCGGTGGTCATTCCCATGCTGGCGGTTTTCGCCAGCTGCTGGTTGTCCGTCTTGCCGGCATCCTGACTGGACATCAGGACTTCGGAATCCATCGGCACGAACTCGGACGAGACCAGCTTTACCTGCTTCAGCGTGGCTGAGAAGGACGCGCCGTTCCGGTTTTTGTAACTGCGGTCAAACTTCAGACTGGTGAACACGAGGTTCGTCATGCGGGTCACGCCGGTGTACGTGATGATGTCACGGGATTCCCGCATGGCCTTCAGTGCGTTGATGGCGCTGTCACCGCCCACGATGGTGCCTGAAATCGTAAGTTGGCCCGCAGCGTTGTTCACGTGGTCGTTGATGTCAGCCCCATCCTCCACCGGGTTGGAGGTCACGGAGCTGCTGTAGCTCTCGCTCTCTTTCTCGACCACGCCGTTTTCAAAAGGCACGAAACGGACCGTCCCGCCCTTTCGCCCGGTGAGCGTATAAGCCATTTCGACACCTCCAATCAGAAGGAATACTGGTTCTTCAGGGACATCTGCTGCAACTCCTCCTCACGGAACTCGTCATACAGCTCGCGGACAGTATCTCGCAGGGAATCGCGCATATTGTCCACGGTCTCCTCGGAGACCTCACCATACACGTTGACCGTGATTTGCGGAGAGAACGGCGTCACAGGGGAACCGCTGTCCGTGGGGAAGTCCGGGTCGCCGGTGTCGATGTCAACCGGCTGCGGTCTGTCACCAGAGCCGCCCTCGTCGCCCGCAGGGGCGGGCTGCTCAGGGCCGGTGACTTGGGTGACACCCACGCCGCTGGACAGCAGCCGCAACAGCTCCGGGCTTATCATGACGATCTGCGAGACCTGCCCGGTCACAGAGGCCGGGTCGAAGCCGCTGACCACAGGGTTGACGCCATAGGTGACGTCCTCCACCGCCGGCGCGTTTACGGACGGCAGGTTGAACTCGGTGGGGATAGCGCCCTCGATGTCCTTTCGGACGCCGCCCATCGTCTTCTCGAAGCCTTCGCCCACGCCGAGGGCCATGTTCGTACCAACTTGGTCGGAGAACACTTTCGACGGAGAGTTGATGCCCAGCAAGCCCTTCACGCCGTTGACGATGCCGCTGAAGAAGCCTGTCACCTTGTCGGTAATCCAGCCAATCATGGACGAAATACCGCTCCAAATGCCCTCGACGATGCTCTTGCCAATGTTGACGATACCGCTCATCAGCGCCCCGATGCCACTCACGATTGCCGAGATGATTTGCGGCAACTGCGCTACGAGCTGCGGGATTGCTTGAATGATACCACTTGCGAGCTGAAGCAGTAGCTGCATACCGGTTTCAAGAATCATCGGCATATTCGCCACCAGCGTGTCAGCAATCGACGTGATGATGGCCGGCAGCTGTTCCAGCAGAGCCGGAATAGCCTGAACAATGCCCATCGCCAAGTTCGTCAGGATCTGGATGCCCTGCTCCAAGATGAGCGGCATATTCTCCGTGAAGAACGTGATGAGCGATTCGATGATGACCGGGAGCTGTTCGAGCAGCAGCGGCACCGTGTCTACGATGCCTTGCACGAGGTTCATAATGATGGTCGCGCCCTGTTCCAAGATGAGCGGTAGGCTCTCTGTCAGAGCTGCGATGATGCCGTCGATGATGAGGGGCAGCTGCTCGATGAGCTGCGGCAGGGCGGTCATAATGCCCTCTGCCAGCCCGCTCAGGAGCTGCATACCTGCATCAATCAGCATCGGGATGTTGTCGATGAGCGAAGTCGCCACCGACACGATGGCGTTCACAAACTCCGGGATGAGCGTCGGGAGCATCTGGCCCACCGAGGTAATCAGGCCGTTCACCAACTGGATGGCTGCGTCTGCAATCACCGGCACGTTCTCGACAAGGGTCTGCGCGATCATCAGCACAGCGTCTACGGCCACCGGAGCCAACTCGGGCAGCAGCCCGATGATAGAACTCAGCACCTCATCAAAGATGCCCGCCACCGCTTCGAGAATGGGCGGCAGCAGCCCGCTGATGGCTGGGATTGCCTGTCCCAGCGCCTCCGGCAGCGCGGACGCGAGGTTTTCAACAATCGGGGTGACGTTCTTCACCACGTTGCTGAAGTTCTTCGTGACGTCGTTCACCAGCTTGCCAATGTCAGCGTTCTCGTTGCCGAGGCCGGCGAACAGGTTTTGCATGGCCGCTTTGGTGCTGGCCCACGAGCCGCTGATTGTCTCAGCAGCCTCCTTCGCCGTGGTGCCGGTAATGCCCATCTCCGTCTGGATGACGTGAATGGCCTCCGTCACATCAGCAAAAGAGTTGATGTCGAACGTGGTGCCAGCGAGCTTTCCAGCATCAGCCAGCAGCCGCTCCATCTCGGTCTTCGTACCGCCGTAGCCGAGCTTCAGGTTGTCCAGCATATCGTAGTTCTGCTTGGCAAAGCCCTGATACGCGTTCTGGATGGTCCCGAGGTCGGTGCCCATCTTGTTCGCGTTGTCGGCCATGTCCGTGATGGCCTGATTTGCCACGTCCGCAGCAAGGTTGGTATCACCGCCGAGGGAGTTAATCAGGCTCGCGGAAAAGCTGGTCACGAGGTTCATATACTCGTTGCCAGACATACCGGCGGTCTGGAAGGCGTTCGCTGCGTACTGCTGTACCTTCCCGGATGCGTCCTTGAACAGCGTATCGACGCCGCCGACAAGCTGCTCATATTCGGCGTAGGCCGACACAACGGCCTTGCCAATGGCAACAGCGCCGGCAGCAGCGGCGGCGCTCACCGCGCCGATTGCTGCCCCAGCGCCTTTCAGAATTCCACCAAACTTACTGAGTTTTCCACCGGAATCGTCTGCCGCGTCTCCAAGTTCGGAGACATTGCGGCGAGCCTCTCCTGCGGCGTCACCCAGCTCACCGGTTGCGTTCTCAGCTTGCTGGGCGCTGCGGGCCATTTCAATGAAACGGCTTTTCACGTTCTGGATGGCGTTGCCCAGCCCGTTCTTGATGGTCGAGATTGGGTGGGCAAACTTGTTCCCGATTTCAGACGCGCTGGACGCTACACTGCTGACAAACCCCTTGGCCTGTCCAGTGACATAGCTGAACGCCCCGCCTACGCCGGAGCGCAGGGAGGACGAGAAGCTGTTGCCGCTGTCGATGCCATCGAGAAATGAACTGCGGAAGGCCGAACCAACGGAACGGGCCTGTGTCTGAACACCGCCGAGGCTGCTCGTGACGTTTCTGATGTTCGATTCAGCCTGAGACGTATCTGCATCAATGTTGATTGTGCTGCCGCCCAGACCGCCGAGGTTGCTCGTGATGTTTCGTATGCTCGCCTCAGCTTGGGAGGTGTTGGCCTCAACATTGATGCTATATGTTAGGCTGCGGGCCTCATCCACGGTTCATCCCTCCCTTCGGTCAGTCTTTTTTGCTCCACTCGGTCTGCCAGAGGATGCGGGCCTGTTCAGCCTCTGCGAAGTCGAACAGGTCCATAGCCTTCAGCTCTGAGTAGCTGATGCCGCTCATGCAAAAGACCATCCTCCACAGACGCTCATTGTTACGCGCACGGCGCTCTGCGGTCTTAGGATTTATTTCGCTCCGCAAGAAAGTTCTCGATCTCGCGCACCAGTTCACTCGGTGTAGCGAGATCATCCTGCTCGTCGAAGTATTTCAGGCCGCCCTTGGCTACCTCAGCCGGTGCGGTGACGCAGCCCTTGATAAGAGCGTCTACATACTTCGCGGTGTTCTTTCTGCCGTTGGCGGGGTTGATGTACAGGTCGGTCAGGTTGGAGTACCAAGAGTAGGTCACGCTCTGAAGCTGATAGTCAGTGCCGCCCACGGTTACGGTTTTTGTACGGGCCATAAGGTCGTGTCCTCCTTCTCGCGCGCACGCGCGCGTATAATTTGCGCGGATTAGGCGAATTAGGGACGTGTGTTTTCCTCTAATTTCTCTAATTCCTCTATTTTTAGGTGTATTTAGTTATCAATGTTCCAATGTTCCATTTGATAGATAAAACCTGAAAAAAGTGAGTAATATCAAGGGTTTTCGCGTTTTTGCAAGTGGAACATTGGGTGGAACATCGACGGAACAACGGAACATTGAGGGTGGAACATTGGGTGGAACATTGCTCGACTTTGCGCCCTGACTTTCGACTTTCGTGTCTAAATCACGACTTTAATTCAAATGTTCCAGTCAATGTTCCACCTGTGTTCCGCTATGGGCAGGTCAATACAGGCCCCATTCCGCGAAAGCCTCAAAGCCTCCGACGGACTGAATGTGCTGGCGGGCAATCTCCACGATTTCCTCGTAGGGCTTGCCGTCGATGGTGTCATCACCGATAGCGCAGCACAGCTCGACAGGCTCGCCGGTCTCCTGCGCCTTCAGGAAGGCGTAGATGTTGACGGACACGTCCGCTTTGGACAGGTCCTTGCCGTGCAGCCCGCCACCGGTGACGGAATCAGCCATATCAGAGCCGAGCTTGCGGTTGGTCGCGCCGGTGTCCACATCGGTGCCGCCGGTCCAGTCGCCCAGCGGATTGATTTCCGCTGTCGGGTACAGCCTCTGGATGTCTGCCTTGGCAGCGTTGCTCTGGCAGATGATGAGCCGGTTGTCATCGAGGATGTACTTGCCGTCAAACGGATGGGCGGCGTAGATGTCGCGGGCAATCGCGGCGAGCGTCTTCTGCTCATCCGTGAGAGGGACACCCTTGAAAATGCCGTTGTCGCCGCAGCGGAACCCCTCACTCTGGTTGTCAGCGAGGTGGGCGTCCTGCGGCACGATGGTCAGGTCAATCTGGATGAGGCCAGCGATGCGCCTGATGGCGTTGTGGATGGCCCTGACCGCCTCCGGCATAAGCAGCGGAGCAGAGGTCTCAACAATGACGTGACACACGCCATGCCCGATGAGGACCTCCACCGCGATCTTCGGGTCAGGCTGGACCTGATATGCGATGTCCACGATAGCGCCGGCGATGCGGTCGGCAATCTTGTCCGGGTGGGACGGGTTTACTTTCTCAATCATGAATAGCCTCCTAACTGCCCAGCTTAGTTACTGAGCATGATGTCAGGAATCAGGAAGATGATGGTAACATCTGCCGCTTCCTTCGCTCTCGCCCTGTCGGGCAGCTTGGACACCATGACATTCTGCGCGAAGAACATAGAGCCGCTGTCATTGGCATCCGTGATGGCGAGGTTTGCCATCACATTGCGCTCCGCGCACTGTTCGAGGAAGGCTACATCGGGAGAATCCTGCTGAAGCGTGATGGTCAGCTTGCCGGCCTTGTTCGCGTTCAGGATATAGGTGCTGTCGCCCTTCACACCCTTCTTCAGTGTGACATTATCCTCGTCACGGGCGAGGGTGAACATACTGTCACCGAACATACGGAGCTGCCGGTTGTTGTAGGTGATATTCACCTTCATGGGGTCATAAGTCTGCAACATGGTTTCTCACTCCTTCCTTACAGCGACACACGGAGGACGCCTTTGGTCTTTACCTGATGCACAGCGCCGGACAGCAGGGCCTCCCACGTGATGTCGGGCATCACACGGTTGCGGCGCTGCTCCTCGGTGCTATCCGCATACTTCGGGATGTTGATGGTGAACACACCGGCGCGGGTCTCCGCGTCTCTGGCAATGATGTTGTGGTCCTCGTCCGCAGCCTCGGCCAGAGCCTGGGCAGGAGCGGTAGCGATAAGGCCGAACCCGTCATCGCCGTAGTTGATGTTGGCGTTTTCCAGCAGCATATCGTAGAGCAGATCGCGCATCCGCTTGGCAATCCAGTCCGCGCCGAGCACGATGTCGATGAACTCACCGTCAAGGCAGGTTCCGTCTTTGACGTACTGCCGCTTGTACTCCTCCGTCAAATAGTTGACGTGATTTTCCAGCAGCGCATCCCGCTCGCCCTCCGTGAGCTTGGGCAGGGAGATGAGCTTCTCGCCCTCGCTGGTATCGGCGTTTCCGTCCTGCGGACGCTTGAACTTCCACGTCACGGACTTCGGATAGAAGGGGCCGACGTTGCCGGTGTAGGAGGCGTCAGGCTCCTCACTCAGATACTGCTCATCGGTGTAGATGACAGCAGCGCGGGAGGTCACGCTGGCGAACTTCTTGTTGCTGGTCTGGCCCATGTAGAACTTCCGGTGGTCCTCGACACCGGCCCCCAGTTCAGCCTCGGACGGCTCGCTGGCCTCCGCGAACTTGGCAAGGGCGATGACGTACTCGTCCTCGTCCCGGTCAGTCAGCAGGTAGTACCAGTCGTTGTCAACATCGGACTGGAACTGCTTGATGGCGTTGATGAGGTTGTCGGCGGCGCTCACCGTGTCCGTGCCATTCACGAACTCAGCGGTTGCCTCGACAGCCACAGGGACGCCCAGAAGCTCGTCCTCAAAGACATCCACCATCTCAGGGATAGTGTCTGCCTCGCCGCCCTCGGTGGCTGTGTAGCGCACCACGGCCCCCTCAACGGTGGCGGTGTAGGTCTTGCCGCCCTTGGTAAAGCTGGTGTCAGCGAACAGGGCAGCGAGCTGGTCTGCGGTGGTGACTTCGGCATCCGTGGTGATTTCCACGACCGCATTGTCATCCCCGCCGAGCCTGACCCACAGGTCCTTGCTGGCAGCGATGGAGGGTTCTCCTGCGAACGTCACGGCAAAGGACGCCGTGGTCGCGGGGGACGCACTGGGCGGGTTAAAGCTCACAATCTTGAACTTGTCCAAAAGGGTTTCCGCAAGGGTGGTCTTGCCCTGATTGAACAGGGTGGTCGCCTTGCGGACGATTTTCGCGTTGGGGCAAGGGCCGTCAGGCCCGTAGACCGCTTCGACGCTCGCTACATCTCGGTACGTATCAACCGGGTATTCGCCGGTGGTAGACACGAGCAGGATGTCGAGGCTTTCCTTCTCGGTGGGCAGCGCGTCCCGCTGCACCACGACGATTACGTCTTTTGCCATAAGGCGTTCCTCCTTCTTAGGTTTTGATGTCTCCCGGGGTGGCTCCCGGACGCAGCACAGTGGTGGTCGGCACTTCATCAGTCCGCACATAGGAAATGCGAATGTCGAACCCATAGCGGCGAACGGAATCCTCCACAAGAAAACTGGTGCGATTTGTGACAGCGCCCACGTTGCTGATAACGATGTCTCCGTGCTCCGTCGAAAGGCTGCGCCCGTTCAACAGGAAAAAGCCGTGGGCTTTCTCGCACAGCGACAGCGCCTCGTCTTCTCCGAAGACGTAACCGTCATCAGTATCACGGTTCATGCTGCAAAAGGTGAAGGACAGGGTGGCTGATACCGGTTCAGAACGAACCAGCTTGAACTCATCGCCTTCACTCACCACCTCCCGCAGCCCGAACCAGTGGTCAGAAATGCGCGGAGCCAAAACGCTGTAGTAGCAGTACGGGAACTCCGGCATATCTGCGATTTGCTCGGAGAGGTTGACCGGATACCCGAGGTGGGCTTCCAGCCCCGCTACAATCGCGTTCCGCGCTTGTTCAAATGTCATGCCTTCTTCACCCCTTCCACAAGATAGCGGTGCATCGGGTGGATGGAGTTGTGGGACAGTTCTTGCTTGACGGTGTACTGCTGACCGTCGTATGTGTCGAGGATGATTTGCCCAGGCTCAATGTCCACGGGGTCATCCGTATAAAGTTTCTGAGAGTTCTGCGTGTACGACCCTTCCGGCAACTGTTTCCAGTCCAGATTAGACAGCGGCATCACCACGCCCAAGAAGGACGTAACCGTTTCTTCAACTGGCTTGGACTGCCCACCGGGGCCGCGCACGTAGGTACGCTTTATGACCGTCAGGGTGTGCAGCAACGCCCTCGGAAGTCTCGGAGTGTTATAGAACATAGATCATTCCTCCACTTTGTAGGCGATGCGATCCCGGATGTGCGTACCGGTTTCATACAGCGTGGTGTGCTGCGTCTTCTTGGAAAAGTTGGACGGTGGCTTGACCCGGTTATCGTCGATGAAGTTCTGCACCATCTGCGCTGCCTGAGCGCCGATGGCGTTTGCAGCGGCTGTCGCAGACGCCCTCCCATCAATCACCTTGTTCACCTGTTCGGAGACAAGGGAACCGAGCTTCTCCCGGTCAGCGTCAAAGCTGGCGCGGAGGAAAGAGCGTTCCGGCATCTTTTCAGTGCCGTACTCATGGATTTGAGCGACCTTCAGGACTTCGGAATCCACTTCGCCAACGATGCCGACCACAATCTTCTTGCTGGACATTTCCTCGCAGGCGGATTTCAACCGTAGGAAGTCCGAGAGGATGGCATCAATATTCGGCATATCAATACCTCCTGTACAGGTTGATGAGCTGTTTCCACGATTCCGGGATGGACTTGTCGAAGTTCCAAGTCACGTCCGAGATGGAGAACGAAGACAGGCCCTGAGAGCCGTTCTGCAAGTTGGTGTAGATTTGCGACACCATATCCCATAGCAGCCCTTCAAGGTCCGAAGGTAAGGTCTGAGGGTCATCAGCTGTAGCATCTTTCGGCAGGACATAACCAGCCGTGTAGCTAACCTCGATGACCCTCATGGGCGCTACGATATCGTAGGCCAGACCCCTTCGATACCCGGCCTTTAGCCATCCCTTGTCTCGGTAGATGACCCCGATTTCTCCGGTCTGAGCGTAGTCGTAGGTTTCCGGGTCAACAATCTTGCCCTCCTGCTTGACGTACTCGACGCTGATGATGGGGTACTCCAACAAGACGAGTTCCTGCTGGCCGTCTGCGTCATACCACTGGTGGTACGAGTGTCGGCCTAAATGCCTGCCGATTTGCCGCTCGATCCACGATGAAGCTCTGTTAATCAGCAGCGTGATAATCTCATCCGTTCTCTCGTCTTCGATGTCTGCAAGACCCAGCATCAGCTTCATCCGGTCGAGGGTCGTTAATGCGTTATCTGCAAGCATATAGACCTCCTATGCGGACAGGCGGCGATTACTTCTCGCCGCCCGTTTCCGTCTTCTTCACTTCCGGTTTCTTGACCTCCGGCGCGGGAGCCGCAGCCGGGGTCTTTGTGGCGCTGGGACCGGCAGCCTTGTTGCTGGTCGGACCCACAGGCTTATAAATCCTCGGCATGGTACGGCCCTCCTTACACGGGCTGGACGTGCTTGTCGCCCAGCACAACGGCCAGCGTGGTGCTGGTAGCAGCAGCGCCGGACGCGGTGATTTTCACGTAGTTCTTCAGACCGAGCAGGTCGATGTCGATATTCACGACGTCGCCCACTTCCAGCTCCTCGGTGGTGAAGGTGCCGCCTTCGGTCTGCTTCTCGGGGAAGACCAGCTTGTCTGTGACGGCCTCGTAGGAGCTGTTATCATCACTGTGAGTGATGGTCAGGGTCAGCGCGCCAGCAGTGCCGATGACCGCGCCGATGACACCGGACAGAAACCCGGTCCTGTCGAGGGCTGCGCCGGAAGTATAGGGCTGAACCTTGACGTTCTGAATCAGTTCTCTTTTCATCTTAGGCTACCTCCTGTTTTGATTAGACAGGAACAGCGACCTTGGTCGCCACAGCGAAGCTCTCGTCGTGACGGAGGCCGGTGTCCACGTTGTTGATGGCACGAATCAGGGTCTGGTCGTTCTCAAAAGCAGAGACCAGATTGCCAGCATCATCAGTCCACGCACCCTCGCGGCTGGTCTCGATTTCGAGAGCGCCCTGCTCGCCGATCACGAGGTCATTCCAGTTGCCAAAGATGATGGAGGTCTTGCCGCTGGCAGTTTCCAGCAGGTTGGTGGTGCGGTAGGGGTAGCCCGCCAGAGTGCCGTTCTCGTTCATCTCCTGAGCGAAGATGAAGCCACCCACGTTATCGCGCAGGGACTTGAAGAACTGCTCCACGCTGGTGTTGAACACAAAGCCCAGACCGTCGGCGTAGACGTTGTTCTTCAGAACAGAGGCGATGAGGTAGTTGGGGAAAGCGGCGGTCAGGACGCCGGCGGAGCTGGCATACATCTCATCCAGCGCGGTGACGTCGATGTTCTGAACGCCCTTGTTCTTGGTGATGCCCAGAGGCTGGAACTCGCCGCCGGTGCCGTTCAGAGCGCCCCAGTCCACGCCCAGAGCCATCTGCTTGGTCACGTCCTGACCGACGATGACGTCATTGTCAAAGTTAGTGGAGCGCAGCAGGTCGTTGCTCATGGGGATGAGCGCGGTCAGCTTCTTCGCAGACAGCTTCAGGTTGCCAAACTTGGGTGCGCTCTTGGGGATGGCGCGGTTCTCACCGGTGAACATGGCGCGGGAGCCGGTCTTGATTTTGGGGATGTTCAGGTTGCCGTTCGCCATACCGAGCCGACGAGCGCCGAGGCTGTAGATGACAGTCGCGGGGTACAGCAGCTCAATAATCTCGTTGGCGTACACCTCGGGGACCAGATAGCCGCCATCGGTGGGAGAAGTCACGGACAGAGCCTTGAACTCACGAGCCATCTCAGCGTCACCGAACTTGCGCTCGGCGGTGAAGGCAGCACGGTCGATGTCGCCGCCGGAGGCGTGGATGCACTTCACGGCGCGGCCAAACATACCGTAGGCAGCCTTGCGGCGCTCGGGAGCAGACATGGACGCGATGCGGGTTTTGAAGCCGCTGGCACCATTGCCGTCACGGGAGGCACCGGTGGAGAGGAACAGGCTTGCGTACTTGCGCTGGGGAGCTGCCTTGGGAGCGGAAGGACCGGTAGCGCTCTTGCCCTCTCTGGGAGAACCGGCGCTCTTGCCCTCTCTGGGAGAACCGGCGCTCTTACCGTCGCCGCAACCGGCTTTGCCCTCGTCACCGGTAGCCAACACGCCGGACAGGGCCTCCATAATCTTGCCGATGAGTTCATCATCGTCAAAGCCCTTGCCTTCGCCTTCGCCCTCGCCCTCACCGGCGGGAGCACCTTCGCCTTCACCCTTGCCTTCGCCGTCACCAGCGGGAGCGCCTTCGCCCTCACCGGCTGCGTTCATCTCGTCCAGCACGGTGGACAGTTCGGCAAGGATGTCATCGGCGGTGATGTCGTTCACGTTTTTGCCAGCCTCAGCAAACTTGGCGGTCAGGTTAGAGAACACCTTTGCAATCAGCTTGGCGAGCTGTTCTTGGGTCAGTTTCATGATTCGTTTACCTCCTGATAGTTTTAGGGGACAATCTCAAAAATGATGTCGGACGGTTTGGCCTTCTTAGATGCCTGTTTCGGCTTCTTCGGAGGCTGGGGTTTTTTCGGGGGTTGCGGATCGCCGCCCTCACCTTCGTCATCAAGATGGGCGGCAGGTTCCAACAGCGGACCGAGAATATCCACAAGCTCGCGGACAACTGCAATGAAGGGCTTCAGCGCATTGAGCCGAGAGCGGGTAATCTTACCAGCTTTTGCCTCAATCCGCAGCTCCTCTGCAAGCGACTTGACCTCATCAATTTTGGCTTGGTCATTCATCGCCCATGTGACGATGGAGACCTCCCACAGCTTGATTTCCTTCAAGTGCCGGATGCCGTTTTCCTCATCATAGTCAGCAGTGATCGCGTCATATCCAATCGAGAGTTCGTTCAAGACGCCATCTTTGAGCAGCGTCTTGATGTCCCGCCCTCTCTGCGTGTCGCTGATTTTGCCCCGGATATAGAGACCTTTTTCATCTTCACGCAGTTCGAGCGGTTTGCCGATTGGCAGGTCGCAGTCATTGTGCTGCGATAAAATCTTGATGCGGTCAAAATCCTCCCTGATGGTTTTGGAGAACGCGCCTCGTTCGATTACGTCCCTGCCGCTATCGACGTTGCCGAAAACGGCGGCGTAGCCTGAGAATTCTCCGCTTTCCTCGTTCGCGTCCTCCAACTGGAACACAAACGATTTGTACTCGTGTGTCGGGTTGTCCGACTTCTGACCATGAGCAGAAGTCCGTCTACCCATTCGTGCCATACGGATTTACCTCCTTTCCTCAGAGTTTAGGGCTTATCTTAAAAACCGCCGTAGGTGAGATAACACCGGCAGTTAATAAGCTGTTCTGCGCGTCCGTCTTCCGGGTCACGCGGGAAACGCAGACCATTGGAGAACCGCTGGTCAATGCCCACGGTCTCACCGTCCATCTCAACGTGGTCTGGGCGCGGGTTTTTCTGTGGTCTGTGGTGCCACGTCTTTGTGGCGGCACCGGCAGCTTTCATCATATCGAACTGGCCTGTGGAGAGGGCCGTCGAGGTTTCCTGCCGAGCAATGAGCTTGGCACGGGATTCCGTGCTGCCCATCTCAGACTGGATTTCCTTCTTCAGCTCGATCTGGCTCTTGCCCTCCGAGATACCGCGCGAGATGATGCGAGCGATATTGTCTCTGGTGGTCTGCTCGATGCCAACCACACGCTTACCGCCATTTACCTTGGCGGCAGACACGAACTCAGGCCGTTGGATTTCCACGAAGCCGTAGGCATCCCCAGCCACTGTCGCGCCGTCCTCATAGGCTGCTTTCCAGCATGGCGTGAGTAGCTGAATCAGCTTTCTGGCCTCGTCTGTCCAGTTGAGCAAGCCGGATGCAATCGCGTCCGTGAGCTTTAGCTGGTCATCCTCGGAGAGCATCGCCCACAGCTCAGGGCTGAACGTGCCATCCGGCAGCAAATACTCCTGCAACGGGAAGAACAGCGGATCATCGCCGTCAGCTTTGGCCGTTAGGCCAAGAGCTTTCGTGACCGCTGCCTGCTGGTCGGAGAAATGCTTGTTGACTGCGGTCAAGAAGCGCCGCTCATTTTTCAGAGCGGCTTGGTCTTCCTTCCGCAACATCGCGGAGATGTTCACCCGCCGGCGGGATTTGATGCCTTTCGCGTCTGGCATATCCACCGGCTGGATGATATCCTCTTGGAACATGGCTTGCGTGACCGCAGCAGGGTCATCGCTCTCGGTCAGGAACAGGTCGTTGATGGAGACCTTGAACACGTCGCCGCCCTTGGTGTCGGGAAGGTCAAGCAGCTCGCGGGCCTCGTTCTTCGTAATCAGCCCTGCATTGTAGGCGTCCAGCGCCTTGGCCTTGTTGAAGTCTTGGTCATAGGGAACCACCGGGTCAAAGCGCCACACCAGTCCATCTCCGAACATCGGGAGGAGCTGCTTGTTGATGGCCTCCTCACGTGCCTGAATCCGGGGTGTGAGCACGTTCTTGGCGTAAATGTACTGGGCTGCGTCTGCGGTGGCGCGGTTGCTGTTTTCGGTGATGCCCATGATTTCTCTCGGCACACCGAAGTGTTCCAGCACTGCGTCGCGCATGGCAATCCGGCTCTCGGTAAAGCCCAGCTCTCTGGTGTCACTCGACCCGAACGCCTTGACATCGACACTCCCGGTGAGGGCTGCTGCCTTGTGGCTGTTCTCTACGCCACGATGCTTCTGATTCCACCGGGCCATGAAAGCATCGCTCTGGTCTTTAGTGGCGTCTGGCATCAGGAACACAAGGGACGGCTCGGCGTCGTTGTAGAAGAACCGCTTTTGAAACTTTGCGGCGTACTCGTCGATCTCCACCTCATCTGCGATGCTCTCCGCGACGCCGAGGCCGCGCAAGAAGGGGTCGAGCGGGTTGAGCTGCTTCATCACGAACATATCGTCCACCGGCACGTCCATTGTCAGCCCGGACGGGGAAAGAATCTGGTACGTCGGACTTCCGAGGTACGGGGTCATCTTCACCCAGTACGGAGGCACGGGCCACAGCTCTACAGGCCGGCCATCATCATCCCGCTCGATGAGCAAAAAGCTCTCGCCCACCAGCAGGAGGTAGATTTCGTGCAGCCGCCAGATTGCCGAGCCTGTCATCTCGTAGAGCGGGTTCGGCTGGTCCATGAACCGGAGGAAGGGGTGACTGGTGATTTCCGTCTCCGTACCATCTGGTCCAACGCGCAGTAATTTGCCCCCGATGTTTGCGGTGTCGCTGGCAATCCTGTCCACGACGGCAAGCCGGGGGCTTTTCGAGAACATATTCAGCCATTCGGCTGTGTTCAAAGTTGGTGGTCTGCTCCAACGTGAGACGAAGCTGCCGGCCTTGTCCGTGTACTGCTCACGGACCCGGCGCTTTCCGATCTCGATGTTAAAAATCCTCATCTTGCACCTCGCTTAGAAGGAGAAGTGGAACTCCGACCTGCGTTCAAGCTCAGAGAAGGCGTCGCTGGTGGCGTCCACCATGTCTTTGAACTTGCTGGCCGGAAAGCTCTCCATCTGGGAAAAGTAACTTTCGTTCCAGTCTCCGACAACCACATCGAAGTTGCCGGCTTGCCACTGGGCGGCAACCGGCTCGGCTCTGGATTCCTTGCTGCCGCTGACCGGCTCAGTGCGAACACTGAAACCAGACAGCAAGCGGACGAAGCTCTGGGCTTGGTCCTTACCGGCTTGTCCGGGGTCTTGCGGGAGCCGCACCCGGACGTTGCCGTACTTCGCGTTGTCCACTTCGGCGGTGAGCTTTATCAAGGCCCGCACGTCGCTGGCAGACAGCCGCTTGTTGATGACGTCGATGATGACAAAACTGCCGTCGGCGCGTTTCCCCATCAGCACACCAGCGGTGTACGCGGGGTCGCCTTTTTCGGTCTCTGGTGACGCCGCAAGGTCCCACGCTCTGACGTAGGATGTGACATCGGCAGGGGCGCAGGGCAACATATTGCGTACCTGCGTCCGCTTGAAGTAGAGGCCGGCAGCTTGCTTGATTTTCCAGTTACCGTAGAGCAGACGTTCCCGCTCCACGGTAGGCAGCGCCTTTAGCGTTGCCAAGTACGAGGGGTCGCGCTGCATGAGCAGCTTGTTGTCCTGCAACGTACTGTTGATGAACGACACCGAGCGAGGCTCTGCTTTTTCTTCATCGGTAGTCAGATTGAACTGTTCCCACAGGTCCTGCTTTCTGTCGGCCCAATACACTTTTTCATCCCTGCGGATGAACCATCGAATTTTGCCGCATCGTTCTTCAATGGGGTAGCCGCTGTCTTGGTCAATCCACCAAGATATGAAGTTCGCTACCCAGCTATCAGCGTCAGGGTTGCAGGTCGCCCGGATATACGGCTTTACGCCGCACATCGAACGGTTACGGGACAGCATATAGAAAAAGACGCTCTCCGAAAAGTGCGTCAATTCGTCAAACATTATGAGCGGAATCTGTGAGCCTTGCCAGTCGTACTTGGTCGATTCCATCTCCAAGTGCGAGAACGTAATTGTGGCACCGCTTGGGAACACCCACATCGGCTTTGGGGATAGCTTCGGCGTAGCTCCAAGCAAGCTGTATATGTTGAAGCTCTCGGACCAGAGACCGCCGGGGCTTAGGATTTGCGGATTAGTGCGTCGGAAGGTTACGGCAGCAAACTGCTTGTTGCCGATGTGCCGTAGCGGTTCGAGCAGAAGTGCATAGCTCTTGCCGCCGCCCGCAGCCCCGCCGTAAATGCAGATGTCGGCAGAGCAAGCAAGGAACTTTTCCTGCTTGCCTTTCTGCGGTCGGAACACAACCTTCTCCACGCGCTACTCCACCTCCTCCTTTTCGGGGAGATATACCTGCACCTGCTGGAACTCCAAGGGCTTTCCATCAGCGCCGGTGACTTCGGTCTTAGATACATCTCGCCAGTGTTCGCGCTTTCGGTTTTTGAGCCAGAATATCTGGGCCGTAGTGCTCGGCGGGATGTAACGCTTTTTCGTTCTCAGGTCGCCCAGCTTGGTTGTGCCGTCCTTACTGACCTCGATTAAGCGTTCCTCTTCATCAACGAAGTAGCCCTGTGCTGACTGGTACAGGCTGCGCTCAATCTTGCTGTCAGCAATCTCTTTACCTTCGGCCAGCGCATTTGCGAAGGATTCATGCTCAATCTTCCATGAGCAAATCGTCTTCCGTGAGACGTGCATGGCCTCGGCAATCTCAGCGTCAGTAGCACCACGGATGGCGAGTGACCACGCCCAGTCATCGTGGAACTTCTGATTGTACACGACATTAGCCATCTAAAAAATCAGACCTCCTACTTACTGTCAAGGTACTGCTGGCAGAGCTGCGTGATGCCGCTGTACAACGCCTTAGCATCGAGCTGGCCGGAGCCTACCATCGTGTCCAAGGCTTTCTTGATGACCTTGGCGTCCTCGGCGGGGATTTTGGTCTTGCCAATCACCGTCTCGATTGGGACGTACCTCTTGTTATCCGTCGTTTCGACCCAGCCCTCCGAGCACTGCGTCACGTTGCGCTGGAAGATTTTCAGAATAAGCTCCACCGCCGTAGCCACATTCTTGACGTTGTAGGCAGCACCAACAGTTTCCTGCGCGTCCAGCCAAGCGTCGTAGTCGGCCATACGAGCCAGCCATACATCGCTGGACGATTTCGCGCGATCTTTCGCCTCGTCGATGACCTTCTTCGCAGCATCAAGCTCGTCCGGCAGGAACACCAGCGACAGGGTCTGAAAGGTCAGGTTAGCCTCCGAGATGCTGATGCTGGAAAACTTGTCGAGCAGCGCCAGCGTCTTGTCATCCAGGCCGCTGTACTGTTTCAGGCTCGTGTCCAGAATCTGCTCGTACAGAGCTTTCAGGGTGGCGGGGTCATCCTGACCGGCAATCGCGTTGTGGGAGAGCTGAATAGCAATCCGCTGCTCTTTACTGAGCGGGTCATCCGTGGCAAGGCAGGTGATGGTGGGCAGCCCCACCTCAATGGCAGCCCGCGTCCGGTGATTCCCGGACAGGCACAGCCAGCGGCCATCGTCATCCTTGCACAAGAACGGAGTGGAGGTGAGCTTACCATCCCGACGGATATTCTCGACCAGCCGGTTGAACTCCTCATGTTTCATGTACCGGGCGTTCGTTTCCAGCAGCTTTATTTCTCGCGGGTCGATTTCCAGCGTGAATACGTTCATCATTCGTCCTCCTTAGCACCAATCTGCGAGTGCTTCTTCTTCCAGATCTCCAACCCCTCAGCCAACGTCCACTGGCCCATAGGTGCACCGTAGTTGAGCTGGTAGCCAGAGTTGTAGTAGATTTTCGACATATCCGTTTCGTTCTCATCGACACCGGGGAGCTGCTTTTTGTTCAGGAGCTGGAACAGCCCACGATACTTCATACTCACAGGCCGCTTGGTAAAGGCTGTAGTCACGAGCGAACGGATGCGGTGGTTGGTTAAGCGTTCTGCGTATAGCTTTGATTCACGGCTTAGGGCCGCGTATAAGACGAGTTTGGCGAGGCGTTTATATTTGGTGGGGGCGATGGGAAAGTCGCTTAGAAGGTACATTGTGGGCGTCTCTATGTGCTTATCCCAGTTGGACAGAGTGGGAGAGGCTGAGAAGGCGTACACACCAATCAGCTTGTTGTCCACCAGCACCCCGAAGCTCGCAGTCTCGCTGCCGGGCTTGATATAGGGGTTCATGTACTGCGAACGCAGCGCCCGGAAATTCTCGCTTTTCAACGGAACAATCCGCATGGTGTCGCCGATGTCCTCGTCCTTCCCAAGCCTCTCCACCATCAGGCTCGCCACCTGCTGATGCGGGACGATGATGCGGGACTTCGGCGCTTTGGAGTACACATACAGCGGTACGCCCCTGTTCGTGGTCTGCGAGATGCCCATGAGGTAGTCCGAGAACTCCTCCAACTCGTCGTTGGTGCCGAACATGAAATAATCCCGCTCGGTCAGCTTACGGAACATCTCGAAGATTTTGTCCTTGTCAATCATGTCGTACTCCGGCGGGTCCCACGCGATGATGCCCTCGATGACCTTGAACATCTTCTCGTAGTCGCCGGAGTAGAACGGCGGGTAGCAGACGAAGCCTTGGTCTTTCGGCACGTCATCGACCCAGCCGATGACATCCCCCGCGTAAAAGCTGTCGAGGAACTGGCCGGCCTTCTCCAACTTCGTGCGGGTCTTATCGAACAGCTCCGGCCACTGGTCCTTATACGCCTCAATCATGCGGACGTAGTACGGGTTTGGCTTGGAGCCAAGGTACGTGCTCATCTTCGACAAGAGCAGCACACACGTTGCGATGTCCAAGTCGGTTTTCATATACTCCTGAATGAACTCCATCGGGCCTTCGTAGTTCTCGTTAAACCGGGCATTGAGCGGAGCGCCTGAGAAGTACCGACCGAGAAGGCAGGAGTAAATCGTCACGTCGTTCCCGTGCAGTCTGGCGTTGGTCACGCCCTTCAGCATACGCTCAATGGTGAAGTTGCCGGAGCATCCCACGTAAATGTCTGTGCATTTCCAATCGCGGATGCAGTCGCCCATGATTTGCTGAACGCTGTCTGGCAGCGAGCCGTGAAACATTCTCCTTCCTCCTTCTGTATGCAAAAGAAAAACCGCCAGCTTTGAACTGACGGTTTTTCCTGTCTATTCAAATGGAGCGGACTGCCTGAGTTGAACAGGCGTTTCGCTGCCGGGAGCAGCGGGTTCTGCCGTTGAACTAAGTCCGCATGAGCGGCAGGTGGAGCGATAGGCCATCCTGCCGTTTTCGAGAATCAGAACAGCGTGGTCTGCTCGACCGCTGCCTTCATCTTCGCTTTCGAGATTTTGGGTGTGGACGGGTCAGGCAATTCAGGAATCACCTCACCTGTTTTCTCGAACCACCACTTGGCAAACATCGTCCGGTGGCACCAGTCGCTCTCACCCTTTCGGACGTCCTCGTAGCACAAGAGCACGATGTCCTTGTCGGGCTGCTCGCAAGCTGCAAGCAACTGGCGAATATGCTGGACGCCGAAGTAATCCAGCCGACCACGGTATGCTGCCTCATACGCGGCCTTGTCGTTGTCGTACTTCCCATAGATGCCTTTCGGCATCAGCTCGCTGATGGCTCCCGCGATCTGGTAGCCGATGTTCCAGCGGGGACTTCCGACGGAAATGCGAATGGCCGTGTATTTCCCGGTCTTCAGCTCCGGGTTTGAGAATCTGCTTGTGTAAATCATCGTATCAGCACCTTTCTGTTTCAATCAGCGCCCCTGAAAATCAGGGCGTCGCTCGGCATCCGAGCGTTAAGGAGGACAATCCGAACCGAGGCAGATGCCGAGCGTGGTGCCTGATACAGACTTTACACGATACCATTTTAGCACCGCCTCTCTGACAGGTCAATGACAGCTTTGTGACACGAGCGTCACTGACGTGATTTCCGGGTTGTGCTCCTGCATCCATGCGCCCAGCGCGTACAGGACGGTCTCGCAGGAGACGGGCAGGGCGGGGTTAAACTCAACGCCCGCCATCCGCATGGCGCTCACTGCGGCAGTCACTTCACCGTCTACGCCATTTGCTCTCACGCGAACTACCTTCATCTGCTTGCCATGGTCAGAGTAGCTCTTGAACAGGGCGTGGGTGAGCGGGTTTCCCGCGCTCACAGAACTGCCTACGGAAAGCTCGGCCAGTGTGATTTTATACCCGCCGGGGACTTCTCCAATCAGCGTGTACGTGCTCACGTCGGTGACATACTGCGGAAGCGCAGTCGTTCCGTCATACGGCTGGGGCGCGTAGTTCTTAATCATCAGTCTCACATCCTTTTGTTTGGGTTGGTTTCTACTCTTATATTATACCACGATAGCGTGGTTCAGTCAAGTGAATTTCAGAAAATTATTCTGAAAAAATCACTTTTACTCGAATTGACTGGAAGACGTGCCGATGGCGTCGGCAACGTCTGCTTTGGTCGCGTTCTCAATCTCCACGGTGCGGTTCCCGTTCTCGAAGGTGTAAATCTTCACGTTCCGTGTGTTGCGGATAGCTTTGATCGCGTCCACCAGATACTTCAGCACGACAGCTACCAGCGTGGTGAACCCGAGCCAAATCCAGAAGCTCGAAAAGATAAATCTCAGCGCGTCCATCATTCTTCTTCCTCCAATTTCAGCCGAGCTTCAAGCTCGGTGATGCTCTGCAAAAACTCCATGCGGCAGGACAGCTCACTGTCCTCGACCGCCACACGGAGGCACTTCAGTGCATCCGCAATCGGCGTGTCAAAACTGTACTTTTGGAAGACCACGCCTCTCCGGTCCTCCGTGGTAAAAATCTCAAACGCATCGCCTTCACGGATGCCGAGGCTCCTGCGAACCTCTTTCGGAATAACAACCCTGCCGAGGTCATCAATCCGACGAACTTGTCCAGTTGCTTTCATCTCGCTGCTCCTCCTTTACAGCTCATACTCTTTGTGGTGGGCGGTCTTGCCCTTATACCGAACCGAGGGCTTGACCCAGACTGTCTTGCCGGACTTGTACCGGCGCAGGTGGCCTCTGACGTTGACCTCGTGCTCGGGCTTGGTGTACTTCCGTTTGGCCTGTTCAGGCTTCGGCAGGGCGTCAGCATCGAACTCAGCCAGCGTGTAGAATTGCCGGATGAGCGGCTGCACCCGCCGCGCTTTGTGACCTTTCTTCTTGGCCTTGGCTGGCCGATGCTCGACGCGCTGCTCGACCTCAATTACCTCGCGGTAGTAGGTCATGAACAGCATCAGCGCGTGGTACTTCAGCGCCTCTTTCTCCGGCGTCTTATCGTACCGGAGTACGAGGTCGAGCGCCAACCGCTTTGGCTCCGGCAGCTCCGGGGCTACCCGGCGGTTGGCAATGTCCATCTGCTCCGGGAGGTAGTCGAAAACGATGGACGCCGGAATATTCGGCTGGACCGTTGGATAAATCGCAATCTCCACCACACCGCGCGTGTTCTCGAACGTGAACTCAATCTGCTCCTCGCACAGTTCCACCACGCCGGATTCCATCGGCGCAAGGAACGGCTCGCGATCCAGCCAGTGTTTGTTCTCATAGTACCAGTCGAGAACCATCTTCATGCGAGCATTGCTCTTGACGATGATGCGGTCAGCAGTCTTGCGATTCATCGGTCAGCTCTCCTTTCTCAAAGGCTCTCCACAGGCTGGGCAGTAGTTTGGATAATCTGAGGCATCACAGTCTTCCAGCCACTCGTGTTGACAGTTCTGACAGACACACCGGCGATATTCAGCCGAACAATCCTTGATTCGCCCCACAATACCGTTTACCACCACACGGACTTCGTCACGGTATGCTTCATTCCACCGAACAAAGGCTATGTCTTTGAACTTCTGAAGGTGCTCAATAACGGAGTTTACATCGGCTACGCGCGCATCACCTTTCTTCGCATCGAGCTTAGGCTTCGGCACATAGTCGCTCGCCAGACTTCCGGGTTTGCAGTGCCAGTGCTTTTCACAGCACCACGGGACAGTCCCAATAACCGACGTGTAGTTGCGAATGCCAAACCTACACGTCGAGCAGATGTCGATTTGCTTCTGCATCTCACTTCACCTCCGCTACGAAGTCGTTGTTCTCATCGACCCAAATGCGCTTGTCGCCCTCGCTTACCGGGCGCGCGCCGGAAGCGTATGCGGCGGCAACATCGTTATAAAGGTTTGTAAGCATCGATACGCGGTCGGCAGGATCGAATATGAAGCCCGCCCCGTCAAGCGCGGTGTAAAGATTAAGCCCCTTTGCCATGGGCGGAACGCTCTTTTGCACTTCCGTCAGCCGCATGCGGGCGCGGCGCTCTTCGTTGCGCTGAATGGCGGCCCTGCGGAGCGCATCGTCCGTTATGGCAGCGCCGAACTTATCTTCAAGGAAATTTTTGAAGCGGCGCAGCTCCGCCGTCCATTCGTCAAGCGCGTTCTCCCGCTCGCCCTGGGGAAGATGCAAAATATATGTTGGGCGAATCTCGTTGAGCAGCTCATACATTTTCTTTTTGCCGTCGCACGTTGTTTCGCCCACTATTATATCCGAAAAATAGGTATACGGGCATTTGTCCGATACGGCGAAGCCGTAGCTTGATTTTATGAGCGGGCAAAGGTTCTTTGGCAGGTGCGCTTCCGCCGCGGGTATGGTTTCCCCGCTCATGCCGCAAAGGCTCACGGGCGTGAACCCCGCCGCATCGAGTATTTCAAGCGGCGTAAACGTGCAGAACACTCCGGCGACCTTGCCGCCGTTGTCCTTTATGTTCTTCACCTTCAAAAAGCCCTTTTGGCGCGCTTCGCCAAATTCTTCAAACTGCTTGGGCAGCTCCCTTACCATAACGCTTACCCCGCGTGCGGATTATTTACAATATTATTTTAACACTGCCGTATGCGCTTGGCAAAGCGATTAAAACAATACAATACCGATTATTATCTAAAAAATGAATGAATGGCGCCGAGGCTGCGCCCAAAAACCTTTACAAACGCAATGAAATAGGGTATACTGCAACCAAAGCGATGATTGGAACACACGGCCGGGATAAGACCCCATAAGCGAGCTGCAAACGGTGAAAGGCAGCGGGTGCGGATCCGGTACGCATCATCCATGAGCGCGCGTATGAAGGCGGGTTTCCCGCGGATAGTACGCGCCGTTATGCGCACGTTACAGCGCAGGGTGAGATGGGGCATATTTATATGCCAAATCGGGTGGTACCGCGCAAGCACTGCGTCCCGTTACACGGGAGGCGTTTTTTTATTTTATGCAGAACAAGGCGAAAGGAGCTATTGAATGTATACCAAAGTCCCCACATCCCTTAACTTTGTGGACAGGGAGAAGGAGATCCTCCAATTCTGGAAGGAGAACCGCATATTTGAAAAAAGCTGCGAGCTGAGAAAGGGCAGGCCCGCCTATACCTTTTACGATGGCCCACCCACGGCAAACGGCAAGCCGCACATAGGCCACATACTCACCCGCGCCATGAAGGACATCATCCCCCGCTACCGCACCATGAAGGGCTACGACGTGCTGCGCAAGGCCGGCTGGGATACGCACGGACTGCCGGTTGAACTGGAAGTTGAAAAAATGCTGGGGCTTGACGGCAAAAAACAGATAGAAGCCTACGGCGTGGAGCCGTTCATTGCCAAGTGCAAGGAATCCGTTTGGAAATACAAGACCGAATGGGAACAGATGAGCGACCGCGTGGGTTACTGGGCCGATATGGAGCATCCTTATGTTACATATGAAGATAACTATATAGAATCCGAATGGTGGGCGCTCAAAACCATATATGAAAAGGGCCTTCTGTACAAGGGCCATAAGGTTGTGCCTTACTGCCCGCGCTGCGGCACCGCGCTTGCCAGCCACGAAGTTGCACAGGGCTATAAGGACGTTAAGGAAATTTCCGCGACGGTAAGGTTCAAGTGCACCGATGAGGACGCAAGCTACCTTGCCTGGACCACCACGCCGTGGACGCTGCCTTCAAACGTTTGCCTTTGCGTAAATGCGGATATAGTATACTGCCGCGCGGAAAAGGACGGCGAAGCGTTCATACTGGCCAAGGATCTTGTTGAAAAGGTGCTGGGCGAGGATGCGAAGATAGTGCGCGAATTTGCGGGCAGCGAGCTTGTTGGCCGCACCTACGAGCCGCTGTTTGAATGCACGGCAAAGGCCGCCGCAAAAACCGGCAAGAAGGGCTTCCGCATAGTTGCGGACGATTACGTTTCCGCGGACGACGGCACGGGCATAGTCCATAACGCCCCCGCGTTCGGCGAGGACGACTATCGCGTTTGCCGCGATAACGACATACCCTTTGTTCAGATGGTGGACGCCCGCGGCAACATGACCGAGGATACCCCTTGGGCAGGCACCTTCGTTAAGAAGGCCGACCCGATGATACTGAAGGATTTGAAGGAGAGCGGCGCGCTGTTTGCGGAAATACCGTTTGAGCACAGCTATCCGTTCTGCTGGCGCTGCGATACCCCGCTCATCTATTACGCCCGCGAAAGCTGGTTCATAAAGATGACCGCCGTGCGCGATAAGCTTATCGAGTACAATCAGCGCATAAACTGGCTGCCCGAGACCATAAAGGACGGCCGCATGGGCAACTTCCTTGAAAACGTTATAGACTGGGGACTCAGCCGCGAACGTTACTGGGGCACTCCGCTGCCGGTTTGGGTATGCGAGGACTGCGGTCATGTTCACGTTGTAGGCAGCCGCAAGGAGCTTTGCGAGCTTGCGCCCGGCACGCCGAAAAACATAGAGCTGCACAAGCCTTACCTTGACCCGATAACGTTCAAGTGCGAAAAGTGCGGCGGCACGATGCGCCGCGAGAAGGCCGTTATAGACTGCTGGTTCGATTCCGGCTCAATGCCCTTTGCGCAGTGGCACTATCCGTTTGAAAACAAGGAGCAGTTTGAGCGCCGCTATCCCGCCAACTACATAAGCGAAGCCATCGACCAGACCCGCGGCTGGTTCTATACCCTGCTTGCAATATCCACCTGCCTGTTCGATGAGCCGAGCTATAAGAACTGCCTTGTGCTGGGCCTTGTTGCGGACAAGGACGGCATAAAGATGAGTAAGCACAAGGGCAACGTTGTTGACCCGTGGAGCGTGCTTGATAAGCAGGGCGCGGACGCCGTGCGCTGGTATTTCTACACAGGCTCCATGCCCTGGCTGCCCAGCCGCTTCAGCGCGGACGCCGTGAGCGAAGCGCAGCGCAAGTTCATGGGCACGCTGTGGAATACATATGCGTTCTATGTGCTCTATGCCGAAATAGACGGCTTCGACCCAACCAAGCACACCCTCAAGCGCGAGAACCTCACCCCCATGGATAAGTGGGTGCTCAGCCGCCTGAATACGCTGATAAAGACCGTTGACAGCAACCTTGACGGACTGCATATAACCGAAGCCGGCCGCGAACTGGCCCGCTTTACGGACGATCTTTCCAATTGGTACGTCCGCCGCTGCCGCGAGCGTTATTGGGGAAGCGGCATGACGGACGACAAGGAAGCCGCGTACATGACGCTTTACACCGTGCTTGCAACCATGAGCGCGCTGTGCGCACCGTTCACGCCGTTCATGAGCGAAAGCATCTACCAGAACATAGTGCGCAGCGTTGATAAGACCGCGCCCGAAAGCATACACCTTTGCGACTTCCCCGTTGCGGATGAAAGCCTGATAGACGCGGAGCTTGAGCGCAGCATGGACGAGGTGCTGGAAATAGTTGTGCTGGGCCGCGCTGCCCGCGCCGCAGCGAACGTGAAAAACCGCCAGCCGCTTGCTCGCATGTTTGTGCAGGGCGGCACGCTCGATGCGCTGTATACTTCCATAATAGCGGACGAGCTGAACGTGAAGGCCGTTGAATTCGTAAACGATGCATCTTCCTTTATATCCTACCGCGTGAAGCCGCAGCTTAAGACCCTAGGGCCGCGCTACGGCAAGCTGCTGCCCAAGATAAACGCATATCTTGCGCAGGACGGCATAGGCGACAAGGTAGTTGCCGCGCATAAGGCCGGCAACAGCTATGATTTTGAGCTTGAAGGCACGGCCGTGTCCCTTGCGGAAGCGGATGTGCTGACCGAACCCGTACAGAAGGCCGGCTTCGTAAGTCAGACGGAGAAGGAAACCGCCGTTGTGCTGGACACCAATTTGACCGACGAACTGGTGGACGAAGGCTTTGTGCGCGAACTGGTATCCAAGATACAGGTCATGCGCAAGGAGGCGGGCTTTGAGGTTACCGACCGCATAGCGCTGACCTATGCGTGCGCAGGCCGCGCCAAGGATGTGCTTAGCCGCTTCGGCGACGCCATTGCGCAGGATGTGCTGGCCGTATCCGTGGAGTGCGCCGCGCCTGCCGGCTACGTCAAGGAATGGGACGTGAACGGTGAAAAGGTAACGCTGGGCGTAGAAAAGAAGTAAACCAAACAAAATGCCGCGCCGAAGGGCTTGCGTATTGACAATTTCCCTTCGGCACGGTATAATCAACTCTGCGTCCGGAAATATCCGCGCGCACATATCTCTCCGTAGCTCAGCAGGATAGAGCGTTCGCCTCCTAAGTGGGAGGTGACCGGAAACCAAACGGGCTGAAACTTTGGAAAATCAATACATGTCTCCGTAGCTCAGTAGGATAGAGCGTTCGCCTCCTAAGCGAAAGGCCGCGCGTTCGAGCCGCGCCGGGGACGCCAAAACCACCGAATTTCCTTGAATATTTGGTGGTTTTTTCTTTTTGACATTTCGCTCACCCATTTGTCATCTTGTTCTTGCCCACAGTTCTCTCGCCGAAAAGACTGCTAATCGGGAAACGAACCGTTTTGAGCAATTTGCTAATAGATTTTGAAAACCTGCTAATAAGCATCATTTTGCTGTTGCGTTAGGCAAAGTGATGATTCTAGCCAGCGCATTGGCCAATTCGGGCGACTTCTGAAGCTGATCAATCAATCCGGCAAGATCCAATCCGGGCGTCGTTTCCTGCGGCGGCGCGACATCGCGCAAGTCGGGGTTGGCATAAAACATGGACTCAAACTTCTGTGCGTTTACCTTACGGTCTTCATCAAGTATTTCCGCATAGACCTCCGTAACCATGTCGGCCTGCGCATGCCCCGTATCGCCTTGGGTAGCCTTGATGTCGCCGTGGTTCAACTTGAGTTTGTATGTTGTGCTCGACTTTCGGAGTGAATGAAAGACTACATCCGGCAAACCTGCGCTTTTCTTGAGACGGACAAAGCTCTCCTCGATCAACTTTCCCTCGCATGGACGTCCATTGGGCAGTGTGATCACGAGATTGTAGTCAATGAACTCCTCTCCCAGCATTTCCTTCAGGTTATCCTGTGATTTTTTCCATTCACGGAGGATATAAGCCAGCGTCTTGGGAATCCATATTTTTCTCACACTGCTTTCGGTCTTTGGGACCTTTAGAACCAGAACCGTACTCCTGCAGTTAGACATTATTGACGGGAACTTAAACAGAATGCCCTTATCCTCCAACTTCTCCATCGCTTGCTTATTTACCCGGGCAAGTTCGCAATCGACATAGAGATGCGCGTCATCATTTGCTATGTCGGCGTCGCTGATATGCACTCTGTCCCATTGCAGCCCCAGTATTTCACCCTCACGCATTGAACAAGCAAAAGCAAGATTCATTGCAAGGTATAGCTTTGCGTCAGTGCATTCGTCCATTGCTTTTACAATCGTCTGTATTGTCCACATTGCTCTTTTCTTCGCAACGTGCTTCGGAATGAGCGCCCCAGAAAACGGGTTGCGGCCGATCACTTCCCAGCGCACTGCCTGATCAAAGGCACAACGGATCAGTTTATGGATCTTTTCAATGTTCGCCGGAGTCAGTTTCTCGGTTCTGGGTTTTCGGCCATTGCACTCTACCGGCTTTGTTCTTTCGAGCTGCTTGTAAAACCGGTCTACGACGATCGTGGTTACAGCCTGCATCTGCATGTCGCCAATAGCGGGATTGATATAGTTTTCAATCAATCGCGTGTTAGTGGCATAAGCAGATACGCCCCATTTCCTTTCTCCATAAAGCGATACGAAATCGCTAAGGAAATCTTTTACAGTAGTCTTCTTGGGAATAATGAAGGTTCCCTTGTTCTGTGTATACTCCACTTCGGCCTTTCGACAACCAGCAGCAGCACGCTTTGCCGTTCGAGTCTTTTCCTTTACACGTTTCCCAGTTGCTGCTTCAATTTCAGACCTATCAAGCTGATCCTTCTTTACTGTTTCCCATTTCTGCTTCTTGTTGCCGTCTTCATCCTGATAATAATAAACAACTGAAACGGAGTTGTTTCGTTCAACAATCGATGCCATACATTAAGTCCTTTCTTGACTGCTAGTCAGATTTACTATCTAACCACTCGTCAAAGGACTGCCTTGACACTCTAATCGATGAACCAATGCGGACTGTTCGGAAATGCCCTTCCTTAATTAGCCTGTATGCCGTGGCATTACTGACGCCCAGAATTTTAGCGACCTCGTTGACACGATAGGTTCTCTTGGTCGAAGCATCTCCTTGGTGTTCGCTATCGGTAATGCTACCCATATATCCTCCCTTCTTTGCACGGCCGATAACGTCTATGATACCTATAAATATTATACATTGAGGCGTTTTCGGCTACAACAGTTTTGGTATTTGATTAAAAATAATCCCCAACGCTCCGCTGCTATTGGATTCACAGCGCTGCGGTACTCGCAGGCTCCTGTCATTCCTATGACAGGCCGTCCCATATACATGGCTGGACGGGTTTACGGTGCTCCTTCCATATATCTTGGCGGGGCAGGTAGCAAGCCTGCCATTTCGCATTTAATGCCGCTCGGTATTGAAGGCCGACGCTAGGGTGCAATATGCTGTTTTCAAGGTGCTAAAGCACTGCATGGTTCGCTCGCAATGCTTTTGACAGGGTGTCCCTCTCACTTATTAGCAGGTTTTGAGGTCAATATTTAACCCCCCAAATCCAAAATTGTGCAAAAAAGACCGTCCCGGGCGTTCCCAATACGGGAATGCCATAGGACGGTCTATTGCTGTTACGTTATTTGCTTTACAAAAACTCGTCGAGGTTGTCCAGCATCCTGCTGACTGCCGAGTCAACAGCCTGCTGTGGTACAGCGGGCGTTTGCCGGGTCTGAACCTCAGCCGGCGGAGCTTGCTGTCCGGCATTGGACACATATTGCTGGATCATGCTCCGCACGATCTTCTCCAGCTCATCGCGCCGGAACAATTCCCGCCGAACTTCGATCCGCACGACCGCACCGGTCTCTATGTCGGGATGCCGCTCCAGATATTCGCAGACGGCCCTCACAATGAAATCGCTCTTTTTGTGCTTTAGGCTTTCCAGCGTTTCACCTGCCTGGATATACTCCGGTGAGTTTGCCGCAAACTGAAGCGAAAACCGGTAGCCGTCCGGGGTTTTCATATTACGCCGCCCGCCCTTCGGGCCAGCTTCTCAAGCTGCGCCTGTGCGAGCAGCTCATATCCGTGTGCGTTGGCTCTGGTGTCAGGCTCAAACTCCACAGAACTGACAAGGGATGACGCCTTGATAAAGGAGCGCAGCAGGATCGACCCGCCGCCCACGAATATGGCGGGGTTTGTCCGCAAGTCCACCTGAAGTTCACGGAGCTTGTTGAGCATATCAGAGGCATATTTATCGACCTCTTTGCGAACAGCGTTTTGTATCTCGCCGTCAAGCACGGTGTTTTGTCCCGCAAGGATTTCGCAGATATGCTCGTCGTCGATGGATATGTCATAAAGTGAGTTCACCTTGCCCGCGATATGGTTGGTCATGGTGATGACACCCATGTTCAAGCTGCGGCAGAACTCCATGTCCGGCTTGCCCTTGCGAAGAAGTAACACATCGCTTGTGTAACCGCCAATGTCGATTACGAATGTGCGGGAAGTGGCCGTCATTTCCTGCGCTCTCTGCACAACGGCGCCAAACGCCTGCGGGTATACAAATACATGGTCGAGCATCAGGCTGAAGGGCTTATCGTTGTAGGTGAAGCGCACCGTCTCCTGCCTGCGGAAATACTGCGCGAAACTGTCCTTGAGCATTCCATAATGCTCTGGAGGCAGTCCGACGGCGAGATCGATATCCAGTGTGGAAGTAATCTCTTTGCGAGCCTCCAATTCCTTCGATATGGCAAACAGCGTCAGCAGATAGAAACGGTCGTCCTTGGTCTTGTCCCGCATAACGGGCAGCCGCTTGCCAACGAGCGTCCAGTACCGGCTCTGATACTGGATGACGTCCGCTGCCATGGGCGGTTTGGTGGGAAACTCCTCAACGCCTGACACGAAGCAGGTATTTCTTGTTTTAATCTGGGCGTTGCCGTGGTCGATTCCTATAATCATTTTCAATTCCTCCTCAATGTTTTCATAGTATTACACCGACAGCAATGCGTTTTTACAACGGTTTCGCGCATTATCGGCATGGAAAACGTAACGGAGCGCCGCATATAGCCGCGCTCCCGTGTTCAGGTGGACTACTTGTTTTTCTGTGCCCAGACGTAATCATCGAGCCCTTTGAAACGGGGATCCCATAGGTATGTGCCGAACTGGAATCCCAGCTCTTGCAGCATAGTAGTGAGCCTCCGAAAATCCTTTTGCACGTGGCAGTTGGTCATCATGTCCATGTCAAAGGCGGTCATGACCTTCCGAACGCCCTGCTCCCGCATGACAACAAGCGTCTGCCGCAGCTGCGTGAGCGAGCTTACGCCGGACACCGCAACGAGCGTCATGCCCGTAAGGTAATGTACGATGTCGGCCTTGAGCGGCCCTTCGATCAGCAGTATGGTATCCTGCGCGTCGCCGACGATGTGCGTCCATGCCTCCGCTCCGCAGCCGTCCTGCATCTCTGCAGTGGATAGCCAGCGGAATTTGCGGCGTGTCACGTTGTCAAGGCGCACCTTCAGCCCTTGTATACGGCCGTAATAGTCCCGTACCGGCAGCAGTATGCCGCGCCTGGTTCCGTAGTAGGTCCATGCGCCCTCTTTGCGGTAAAAGCCCGGTACGCCGGATAGATAATGCCCATCGGAAAGCAACTGCTTCGCTATCGCCCCATACCCGCCTGCGGGCGTCGTCCGATAGAGATTTTGCTGTATCACCTCGTCGTTCAGCCCGCGGTTTATAAGGTTATCCCGATGATCCGAGGCCAGCGAAAGCCTGTTAAGAAAGGCGCGATAGGTCGCGTCACGTTCCTCGATACCCGCCATAGGACATTCGTTGATTTCGGGCATTGCGGCATAATGTGGGCGCATTTTCGCTGGAGAAACTGAATCGATCCCCATCTTATCCATGATTGCCTTATATGCCTGAGCCCTGTCCATATTGGCGTAATGACTGTACAGATCCAACACGCCGCCGGCAAACCCGCAGCGCGGGCATCTGAACACCCCCTTTGTGAAGTTGATGTTCAGATGGCGCTTGTTGTGCGTATCACAGCAGGGGCAGTTGATGTTGTAAGAAGCCCGGCCCGACGGCGGATAAGGAAGATTCAGAAGAAAAATGACGTCCATCATTGAGAACGGCAGTTCGCCATCCATTCTAACCCCTCCCGGCCGGGTCATGCGGTTTTCAGCGCATGCTCGCAAATCAGTCTCGCGGCTGCCGGAATCTCCGGGTGCTCGTCGTTCTGGTATTTAGTTGCCAACCATTTCAAAAAACCGGGGTCGAGCATGACCAGCTCGCCCAACGTGCGCCCATCGTATTTCTTCAGCGGGCACATCGTCTGCTTCGCGGCCTCAAGCGGGT